GTTGGACTTACAAAACAAGCTGTTCGTCGGGGTATTGCTACTGGTCGTAAGAAAACTTCTTCACAAATTGCTGCTGCTCGTCGTAACATTGCTAAAGCACAACAGGCTGCTCGTCGTAAGTTAGGCGGTACAACCGCTCTACGCATTAAAGTAGGTGCTCGCCGTCTAGTAAGCAAAGCTAAAGTTGGTGTTCTTAAAGCTCGTGTAGCTGCTCGTAAAGTAGTAGCTCGCGTTCGGAAAGCAATGGCATAATCCACCTCTTAGCTATAAAGAAGAGGGGGAGAGAATCCCTGGGGTAGGAATGGAATTTATTGTTCTGTTTCTACTCCTTCCTCACTTTCCTTTCTTTTTCTGAGGTGACTAGATGACTAAAGATTATGAATTGTATCATGGTTGTCCTTGCCCTTCTTGTAAAAAAGGAAGATTAGTAGAAGCAACAGTATGGAACCACAGAGAAGGTATTCTTATGTGTAATTCCTGTTTCTTCACTTCCCAACCCCCGGAGTATAAGTATAAAAAATGAAACTAAAAGAATTCAAAGAATGGTTTGCTGAATTTTCTGCTGGTATCCCTGTTGAAGGGCCTAACTCAGCACAATGGAAGAAACTAAAATCTGTTGTTGAAACTCTAGAAGTAGAAGCTGAAAAACCTGTGGTTAAAGCTCCTGTAGAGAAGAAATAATTACTTATTGGTTGAAATGAAAAAGTGTAATTGTTGTAATATAGAAAAAGACCTATCTGAATTTTTTAAACAAAATAAAAAGAAATCAGGCTATTATTCTCAATGTAAATCATGTACTTACGCAGTACAAAAGAAACGAAGAGACTATATGCTTGAATTAGTGAAACGTTATAAAATGAAGAAAGGCTGCGAAGAATGTGGCTATAAAGGTCATTTTGCAGCATTACATTTAGATCATCTAGATCCCTCTAAAAAATATTTAGCAGTGTCAAGTATGCAAACGCATACTATTTCTAAAGTTAAAAACGAAATTAGAAAATGTAGAGTATTGTGTGCGAATTGTCATGCGGTTCATACTCATTTTCAAATGCTAAATAGACTAAAATCAAGTGTATAGGGCTTAGCCCGCGAGTTCGCCTAAGTGGACCGCTTGATAACAAGACCTTTCACGCTTCTTACTCTTACCTTGTTAATGATATAGCGCACCCCGAAGGGTTACTAAAATTGACGGTGTGTCAATAGTCGTCCGGTTGGACTTTAAACAACCGCTCTATGTCGGATTAGTGTACTGGTCGCACGTGACTCTCCAAAAGTCAAAGATAGAGTTCGATTCTCTAGTCCCTCGCCAATGTAACAAAACCATAGACTAAAGAACTAAAGTTGTACCTTCTAGTTCATTACAATGCTGTGCAAAAGGAAAATATATAACTATGGCTGATCAACTCGACAATGATGTCAATGATGATAACGAAGACAATGATAACAACTCCACCCCTGATGACCTTTCTCAAAAGAAAGCCTCTCTGAAGGAAGAGCATCAAGCTCTACTAAAACAAATGGTGGCTGAAGAGCTTAAGACAATGAAGGCTAATGTTGACAAAGCCTACAAAAAAGCTGAAGAAATGGCGCGTGAAAATGCTCGCCTAAAAGCAGACGTACAAGAAAAGCAGCGTAAGCAGCTTGAAGACGAAGGAAAACATTACGAAGCAGCTAAGTTGAAACTAGCTGAAATGGAAGAACGCGAAAAGATCCTGCAGGAAAAGCTGACTTCAATTACTCGAGATCGTGAGCTTGAGAAACACCTTAGCTCTCTCGACTTCCGAAACGACTTCGCTCGTGAAACTGCTTTCAAAACAATTCTCCCTGAGCTTGTCCAAGATGACGACGGTTCATGGGTCCACAGGTCTGGAGCTAGTATTACAGACTATCTCAAGGCTTTCGCTAAAGATCCTCAAAAGGATTTTCTCTTTAAACCTAAAGAAAACTCAGGTGCTGGTTCAAATTCTAACAAGAACTCAGCTTCAGTATCACGTCCAAAGTCTCTCTCTGGAATGTCAACTGAAGAACTTCTTGCTTTAGCTGAATCAGGTAAACTCGGAACAGTGACTTACTAAGTCATTATTATATAAACTAAAAGGTACAACAAAATGGCAATTAATCATCTAAACTTCCAGAACGTAGCAGTAGCTATCTCTGCTTATGCTGAAGAGCGCTGGACTGAAGAAAAGCGTATTAACTCAACTGGTATGGTTGCAGCTTCCACCGAACTAGACCCTAACGGTGAAGGTTTTGCTGGTCAGCTACGTTGGTACAAACCACTATCTGCTACCATCAACAATGCATCGCTAACTTCAGCCACTGATGGTACTTACTCAACTATCTCAACCGACATTGCGAACTATGTTAAGAATGCTCGTACTATCGGTGCTGAACAGGTTAACCTACAGCGCATTATCTCACAGCAGGACGGCCTTGCTTTCTTCGCTCGTAACTTTGCTCAGTCACGCGCTCAAGACGAACATAATGCTGTTCTCTCAATCATGAAGGGTGTTGCTGCTTCTGAAGTTGCTCTAGGCGCTGGTATTACCTCTTTCGATACTGTTCCTTCAGGTTCAGTTGGTGCTTTTGTTGACATCAACGCTAACGGTGCTTTCGGTGCTGCTGCTACTGGTGCTGGCGATGCTCGTAAACTAGTTGACTCTTCAGAAGTTGGTGCTGCTCGTGGTGAACGTCTCTTCCGTGCAATGGGTATGTTCTTCAAAGACTACGAACCAGACTTTGTCTACATGGTTACTTCTCCTGAAGTTCTTGCTGACCTTCGTGCAGCTAACCTCATCGACCAAGATCGTGTACGTGATGGTAATCTAGACTTCCAAACCATCTTCGGTGGTAAGTTCCGTCTAGTACTAACTCGTGCTGCTCAAGGTAACCTTGCTTCCTCAGCCAACGTTAACGATCAATCAACCAAAACCACCTTCCTCGTGAAGCCCGGTTCAGTTGCTTTCCGTGAAATCCCAATGCCTGTCGCTACTGAAGTTGATCGTAACCCTGCTAGCTATGCTGGTGGTGGTTCAACCAACATCTGGTATCGTTATGGCTTCGTTGCTCATCCAATGGGCTATGACTGGGTTGGTGCAACTAACGCTTTCGCTACAAATACAACCCTAGGTGCTGCTGGTTCTTGGACCCGTACAATGGATCCTCTAAACCTAGGTATTCTCCCCATCCTACACGCTTAATAGGTGTATCATGGCTGAAAAACCAGTTTATGTAACAACTGCTACTGGCATTGCTACTGACGTAGAAGCTTTCATCACTAAATTCAAGCTTGAAGCTAATGATGATCATCTTATGACTCTTCTTCGTCGTTATGCTCGCCGTTGTGTAGCAGTAGCACCTTAACGTGAGGAGGCATCATGGCGCTAATACTATTTGAAAACTCTTATCTAGAGTCTGCTGATGAATACCTTGCTGATAACCCATACTGGGAAGCTGCAAGCTCTGATGTTCAAGAACAGGCGCTAGTTGATGCAACTCGTATTTTGGATCAAAAAGAATGGATTGGGACGGCGGTTTCGTCGTCTCAGTCTCTTGCTTGGCCAAGAACTAAAACAAGCTTTTACGACCCTACGCTATCACTAACCGTTTCAATTGACGAAGGTACCGTACCTAAGAGACTTGCAAAAGCAACAGCATATTTAGCCTTACATTTAGTGAAGTATCCTAGTGTTGTTAAAGGTTATGATGTAACCTATGATTCAATCACTATTGGTCCTATCTCTCTTTCTAATACAGATGCTGCTTCTAGCTCTTCTCCTAAAGTTCCAACTATTCCTTCTGAAGTACTAAAACTTATTGAGCCTCTAATTTTCTCACAAGGATACTCAGGTCCACAAGGATGGTGGAGGGCTAACTAAATGAGTCTAACACAAACTGTAGAAGCTGCGGTAGAACAAGCTTTCAGTGCTGCAGGAGACTTAGTTAAGCTAGGAGTACTAACTGAAGAAGGTACTACAGGTTTTGATTTTAATACTGGTGAAGTAATTTCTGATGAATCTCTTTACACTATAGAGTTTATTGAAACTAGTTCAGTCTTAGATAGCGATAGACATGTAGTTAAAGAACTAGTAGTAAGAACAAAAGACTTAGATGGTTCTAGATACTCTACTATTACTTACGAAGGTAAAACCTATCGTTTTCAAAGTATCAATGAGTATACTGGAATTACACAACTAACAGTAAGGAGTGTCTAATGTTTGAAGAAATCATTAGTACTTTTTATTCGTTACCACAGAATAACTTACTAGCAAATTTGCCTGTTTACCCTGCAGATTATAAAGGTCAGATCTCTTCTGTTCCTTTTCTTAAACTGAACATTGTAAACGGAAAAGCAAACCGATTTGCCTTTGGAGATAACAAACAAGTTACTGGTCTCATTATAGTAAGTATCTATTACCCTGCAGGTAAAGGACAGAAACAACCCTCTGTTATTGCTTCGTCTCTTGATATTACTTTTCAAAATAAACTACTTAACTTTGGTATTCAAACTAGCGTAAGCTCTTTACAATTTATTGGTCCTGATCCAGAAGACCCAACCCTTTCTAGGGCAGATTACTCTGTTCCTTTTTCATATTTCGGAGAATAACTATGGCACTTCCTACTTCTATTTCTGCTGCTCAGTATTCAGCAATTGCTGTTTCTAAGTCAGCACTTCCTGCTTCATACACTGAAACTCTACTTAAAGGTTGCTTTACCGCTACTACTAACTATGTCGAAATCAAGAACATTCGCGACATGCCAGCGCTAGGTACACCTGCAAACATCATCAAGGTTCCTGTTTACGGTCAAGCCCAAACTCAGTCAATTGGTGCTCAGTCAGATGCTCCTGACCTAGAACTAACTATTAACTTCGTTCCTAGCGAATGGGCTAAGACTACTGGTGGTAACGGTGTATTTGCTACTACTGGCCTGCTAGGTGACGCTGTTGCTGATGGTACTGCAAAGGTATTCCAAGTAGCCCTGCTAACTGCTAAGGCTCCAAACCTTGCAACAGGTACTGCACCTAACGTTTCTGGGACTACTGCAGGTACTGTTCCAAACGCTCTTATCTATTTCGTCGGTAAGATCGAATCACTACTCGTAACTCCTGCTCGTGACGATGCGATGACTGCAACTGTAGCTCTATCAATTCAGTCTGACTTCTACGGTCCTTATACCGTTGGCTAATTGAGTTAGCCCCCTTCGGGGGGCTTCTCCTCTTATAAGTGTATAAAATGATCAAACCTTTTTCAAATGATTATGTAATCAAAGAAACGTTGAAACACATGCAGTCTTCGATTGCTATTTCAACACAAAAAACAATCGCTAGACTACCAGAATTTCAAGGGCAACCAGATAAACTGCAAGAAGTAATGACTACTCTTGCTAATCTTGGTAAACTAAATTCTATGATTGAGTCAATTCGCGAAAATAATAGAGATATTCTAGGAGATAACTAATATGCGTGCTATGCTTGGCTATTCGGCCCCAACTAAAAAGACTACTTTCCTTGGTAAAAAAGATGCTGTTGAGATCAAAAAACTTACTGGTCTAGAAGTTAAAGATTTCCAGACTTTTGTCAATGGGGAAGTAAAAACTCTTCCTGAGTCAGAACAAGGTCTTGCTATTCAACGTAAAGTTCTAC